CATGCTGCGCGAGCATGGCTTATGGCCTCGGGTCTCACTCCCGAGATTGAGTGTGTTGGTAGGTGCGTTAAGTCACACCCGGATCAAAGTTTAGCAAAAATCGCTATACAAAGTCCGCCATCCACACCAACTGGAGCTTCCTGAAATGCGCGAGAATGATACCCGCGCACATGTTGTAAATCTCAGGTCGCTCACATCGCCCTTAAACACGGTGTCCTTGATAGAACGCTCGATAAAGTCCTTTGGCCCGGTACCCGGCTCTGGCTTACGCCAGGAGTCAGGATCGGATTGCCGAGGACCGATACGCGCGCACAACAAGTTATCGCCGTTTCCCGTCCACCAACAGCTATGATAACCTTTTTTAAAGGAGAAATGCTCATAGGTTAGCTTCAGAGAGGATGATTCCGCTCCTACGACTCTATAGACCGGGAGTTTATCCCCGATCTGGTCGATTGAAGGGACCGGACCAAACTGATAGGTCCATAGGCCCCCGTCCACGAAGGGCGGGGTCCATAAGACGTTCTTTACTGCTGTCGGTAAATGGGCAATTAAACTGGCCCACATCCCAGCCCAGCGACTGCTTGCGTAACCGCTATTATGCGGTTCATCAGCCAATCGATGAGCATGAGAAAGAACCCGATTCGCAATAGTAACCAAGTCGAATCCATCTTCCATCCTTTTGCTGATTAACAAGGGGCGAATGTTAACCCCGCCGTACGAGTCCCATCCGCAAGATTCACGGAAGGGCCCAGAGACGAAGCTCTTTTCCTGATTAACCTCCAACCCAATTTCTTGGGCTATTTCTATGAAGGAGGCTGCTGCCTTTTGGGGTAAAACAACATCATCCCCATACACGGACATCCCTTGATCTTCTAACGACAAACGGCCGGGTCGAAATTCGGCCGGACGCCTGCCGCAGGCTACGAGGACGGCTGCCATAAAGACAACCGACTCTAGCTCAAAGGTGAACCCGTTTCCCATACTGCTGAACATCTGCAGGTTGTAGGGAGACGGTAGTCCTTTAGCAATCAAGTACGGCGGCAGAAGTACCTTTGGTGATCGCACGGGTTTTAACCACGCGAACCAAGGCTCAGGCAAAACCGACTCAATCAAGCGGTAGGCCAGCGTGTTGGACGCATTACGCATATCCAACGTGCTGTACACTCCAGAAATGCTGCCTTTAACGGCAAGCCTCTGGTTAACCGCCCAACATGTGTCTAAGTCCCACCCGAATCTTCTTAAGCGTTTCCTGATTACAGCCCCAATAGCGAGCTGCATCCAAGAGTTAAACGATGGTTCAGCAATCATCGTCCGCTTCATTAGAAACTTCTTAGGTACAGTTTGTAGCGTTCCCCCGGGTTGCAGGCTGGCCCAGTGAGGGCCAAATACGGCTTTTAGATGGCCGTACCAAAGCTGGTACTGGGGGAGTACCATGCTTGCTAGCGGTAATGCCTCTGGAGTCATTGTGAGGGGTGCGTTGAATTTCATCTCAGCACCCGTCTCCGACGACCGGTAAACATACCCGGCCATTGTTCCAGGGCCCCATTTTCCCAGTTCCATAACTTCCTCGGGCGTCGGGGGATCACCTAACAATTCGGTGACCGTCCCCCTCAACTCGTTGATTAGTTCGTTTTGTGGAGTCCATAAGTGCTCGGCATTATTAGTCCGGGCATTCTGTTCCTCACACCTGACGAATTCATCTAGGGCGTTATGTTCTGCAACCTCGTCATAACCCGCGAACGGGTATTTAGAAAGGAGTTTTACCAGCTGATAGTCCCAGAATGCCTTCTCATTGAGCCCTTCCTGTGTAAGGTCGGGCCCTTTGATAGACATCAGTTTTAGGAGCTGTTCTTCCCCAACAACCTCAACAGATTCACCGTTGATACGTTGCCTTTTGACGGATTGCAAGGCTTGAGCTAAAGCGTAGAGGTATTCATCCCTCACCGCAGTAACCGGCAGCCTATGGGCTAGCGCTTGTGCAGCCTTGAGAACATCCCTATCCTCAAGTTTTGTCAGCAGCATTATCATGCTGACTTCGTTATCAACCCCTCTTCTCAAAGCACGCGTTCTTGCGTTGCGGCTCCGATACAGATCGTCCCATGCCGGCTGATTAACAGCAACAGGCTGTGGAACTTTCTCCCGGTGAATAGTCGGGCGGGTCGGCTCGTCGACAACTGGGTCGATAAATGAGCTATAGTTGTGTTGCATCTGCGTCTCCAAAGTAGAGTACTACAAGATGGGTGAAACAGCGAGTTAGTTTGGACGCCTAGAAAGCCGGCAATCCATTCAGGAGCGGATCGGTAATGAAGGCGAACCCTGCAGTACCACCGACTCCACTCGCCCAGTTGGTCAGCTGTGTCCGGACGTCTTTTTTGACGTTGTCCGGAGCGTCGACGGGGAAACGCAGGCCAGTTGGGCCATAGTTGATGTACCCCGCTATAACACCAGGTGCGGCCGCCGTTTCGTACGGCCAAGACCATGTCATCGCGATGGTTCGGACGGTTTTTCCGCCCTTAGCCTTTTCTTCGCGAGTCCGATACGTGCACGTTGCTGCAAGCTTGGGATCGACCCCGGATTCCCGGAGAACGAACCCGCCCACAACGTTTTCCACCCTAACCATAGTCAGAGTGCGTGCAGTCGTACCATCGGCCCGACTAAGTCCACCAACAGTTGCTGAAGTAATATACGGCATTGTCTTGCTCTTGGTTATTGGTCTCTAAAACTTCTTCAGTCTTAGGGGTTGGAGCCCGGATACCAAGGCGGCGGCGTCCAGCCACCGACTAGTGTTCATCCGAAACGCTGGCGTCCATACCGGAGCTGGATTTACCCAGCTCGACCGATTGTAAATGGAGCCTTCAAAACGTATGGCCTCGGACGTGGAT